TTGAGGTCCTCCCGCGTTCGAGCGAATCCGCTTGTCTTGCGGCCTCCGCTTTTAGCCTCCCATCCTCCATCCCAGCGTAAACTTCCGCAGTTTCGGCGCTTCCCGCAGTTGCCGCACCAACCTGTCAATGAGCCTGTAAATTGGCTTCATGGCGCTCACCAAGACCGTCGACGGCAAGCCGCTTCCCAAGGAAAAGTTCGCCTACGTGGGCGACGACGAAGACATCTCCACCTGGCATCTGCCCATCGACGACGATCACGTCGACTCGGCGGTGAAGATGTTCGGCCACGAGAAGCATGTGCCCGAAGCGGAAAAGGCGGCCACGGCGCGCAAGATCGAAACTGAAGCCAAGAAGCACGGCATCGACACCAGCAACTTCCACAAAACCTATCTGGCGAGTTCCGAGCACGGCGAAGCGCCGCGCCCGTGGATGGAGATCTTCCGCGCCGGCGATTACATCGCCGCGGGCAAGGGCGTGATCACCGCCGCCGATCTCGGCCGCGTGGTGCGCAACTACGATCCCACCTATCACGAGGCTCCGGAGACGCTCGGCCACCGCGCCGACGATCAGCCCGCGTATGGATGGATCGATGCCCTGACCCTCGATGGCGACAAGCTGCTGGCCAGGGAGCGCCAGGTCGATCCCAAGTTCGAGGAAGCCCGCAAGGCGGGAAAGTTCAAGAAGCGCTCGGCCGCGTTCTATCAGGACGCCGCCGGCAACATCACCGGGCTGCGCCATCTGGCGTGGCTGGGAGCAGGCATTCCCGAAGTGAAGGGACTGCAAGACATCGCTTTTGACGATCATGGCCAGAAGTTCATCGAGGTGGACTTCGGGGAGGAAAACCCAGTGGCAACAGCAACAGAAAAAACAATGCCCGAGCAGGTGAAGGAATCCGTCAAGGCATTCTTCGCCGAGTTGTTCAGCGGGAGCGCTGCTCCCAAAACTTTCAGCGAAGACGATGCCAAGCGCATCGCCACCGAGGCCGCAACGGCCGCAGCAGCGCCGCTCCAGGCCAAGGTCACGGCGCTCGAAACCGATCTCAAGGCGCAGACCGCGAAGTTTGCGGAGCGCGAGACGGCCATCGCCGGCGGCGAAGTGAAGCAGCGCGCCGTCGCGGCCATGACCAAGCTGAAGACCGCCGGCAAGTGGGTTCCAGCCTTCGAGAAGATGGGCCTCGGCCTGGTCTTCGAGGAGCTGGCCGCATCCACGAAGACCGTCGAATTCGGCGAGGGCGACAAGAAGCGGAAGATCACGGCGCTGGAGACGCTGGTCGAGTTCATGGAAGGGCTGCCGAAGATCGTTCCCGGCGGTCCGCGCCTGGTGGAAGCCGGCGTGGGCAAAGGCAAAGCTGGCACCGGCGATCCGCTGAGCGATGCCGCTTATGCGATCAAAGATGCCCGCAAGGCGGAGAACAGCGGCAAAGGGATCAGCTTCGGCGAGGCGCTCGCGCAGGCCGCCCAGGAGCATCCTGACTTGACGGTTGCCGGCAGCGGAGCCGCCGGACAGGTCTGAGTTTGCTGCTGGAGCGCCTGGTTCGGTCTCGGCAGGAATAAGTCCACTTCGGATTGGTAACCAGGACTGATCCGACGCGGCACACGATTTTGATTTCACGCCAGGAGGCGATGATGGCAAACATTTACGTCGAAGCAAAAGGTCCCAGAGGCGTGCAGGCAAAGGAATCCCTGCTGCCCGCGGCCGTCACCGGCTACTCGCGCGGCCTGGCCGTCACCTACACCGGCACCGATGCCGCTGGAGTCAACGGAGCGACACTCGCCGTTACTCCGGGAATGGTTTGTGTGGGCATTCTCGAAGAGGATGCGATCAGCACCTCCAACCCCAACGCCGTGGTCGAGTTCGGCCAGTGCATTGCTCAGATCGGCGCCAACGTGACCGCGCTGAATCCTCTCGCCGTCAACGCTTCCGGCCAGTTGGTTCCGGCTGTCTCGGGGAATGCGGTGGTGGCCGTGGCCCTCGAATCGCAGACCTACGTCTCGCCGGGCAGCTTCGCCAACGTCTTCGTGCTGGGGCTCTTCGGCTTCCTGTGCAGCAGCACGGCCACTTCGTTTGTGGCCACGCCCACTGTCACCCACATCACTTCCGCAGGCGCCATTCCGCTGACTTCCGGAACGTATGGCCTGGGCAGCGCTGGCGCGCTGGCCATGACGCTGGCGACGCCATCTGGCGGCCAGGATGGCGTGATCCTCTTCATCACCGCCGAAACCTCCCATGGGCACACCATCACCGCAGCCGGCAACAAGATCAACGGCACCAGCCATATCGTGACCTTAGCGCTGGAAGGCGATGGCGTGTTCCTGCAAGCGGTGGGTGGGATCTGGAATCTCATATCTCTTGTGGGCTCGGCCACGCTGGACAACTACGCCGAGCTGACCGAGGTCACTCATGAAGTGACTTCGACCGCGATTCCGGTTGTCTCTGGAATCTACGGCCTGGGCAGCGCGGGCGCGCTGGCCATGACCCTGGCGACGCCGACGGCGGCGCAGGATGGCACCGAGCTGTACATCGTAGCCGAAACGGCTCACGCGCACACGGTCCACGCCTCGGCCGGGATCATCATCGGGGCAACCACCGGCTATGCAACCTTCGCCGCGGTTGGCGATGGCATTCAGTTTGTTGCTGTGGGCTGCAAGTGGATGGTAAAAGGCCTCACCGGCCCGACTCCAGTAATCCTGAGCTAACGATTTCAACCGGGCGGCCACGCGCCGCCCGCGCAACACGAAGAACGATTTCATCGGCCACTGCGGCCTGGAGGAACTGAAAAATGGGCGGTTACGTTGGTCTGGCACCAGCAGGGTTTCCGAATGTAGCCCTGAGCAATTACGCGAAGGAATTCGCCGATGACCAGGTCGCGCTGGTCGGCGACATCTTCTGCCCGAAGGTTCCTGTCGAGCGGCAGTCCTTTCCTTACCTGATCTGGGATCGTCAGAATTTGATTATCCCCGGATCGACGCTGCGCGCGCCCAGCGCGAACGCTGCCACCATCCGGCGAAACTACTCGACCAACAGCTACTTCTGCCGGTCGCACGCTCTGAAAGGCGCGGTGGCTTTTGAGGAAGAGGCTTACGGCCTCGGCCTGGGCTTCAGCACCAAGCAGCACCTGACGGGCGATTTGATTGGGCGCATCCGGCGCTCGCGCGAGATCGAGATCGCCAATCTGCTGCTCTCGCTCTCGAACTTTCCCAACGGCGTCGATCTCTCTTCCGGGTCGAACAATCAGTGGGATGTGTACCCCGCCGTGCCCGACGAAGGCACCGACGGCTCGCACCCCATCGTGCAGGTGGAAGAGGCGAAGGAGTTGCTCCGCCAGAGCGGCATCGCCGACGACCAGATGACGCTGGTGCTCAGCAGCCCGTGCGTGGCCGTGCTGAAGAACCATCCCGACATCATCAACCGCTTCAAGTACACCAACACGCTCGGCATCATCGACATCGACAAGCTGAGCAGCGTCTTCGGCGTCAAGTGCGTGCGCGCCGGAGCTGTCAAGGCGTCGCAGAACATGACGGCCTCGTGGATCTGGGGCAGCAACGCCTTCCTGGGCTACGCCAGCCCCAACGCCACCCGCGACGACGTGAGCTGCGCCAAGACCTTCGTGTGGGCGGGCGGCCAGATTCCCGGAAGCGATGGCAACAACGTCGCCATGCCGGCGGCTCCCGGCACCATCGACGGCTACGGCGTTCTGGAGTGGCTCGATCCCGAGCTGGACCGGAAGACCTACTGGCAGAGCGTGGACTGGTACTACGACACAAAGGCCACGGCGACCGAGACGGGCTTCCCGTTCCTCAACTGCCTGCACACCGCTCCCACCATGGTCACCCTGCCGGGCCTGCTCGAAGGCTGAGGCACGGCATAACCCGCTGAACAAAGAGGCGCGCTTCCAACGAGGGCGCGCCTCTTTTGAGAATGAAAGCCAAAACTGAAGAGAGGAGAAAAAACGATGGCAGACAGCACCCACACCGAGAAGACCACAGAAACCCACGACGACGCGAAGCCGGCGAAGGACGTGAAGACCACGGAAACCCACGACGACGCGAAGCCGGCGAAGGACGTGAAGACCACCGAGACCCGCGAGAGTTAAGGCGCGTATCTCAAGAACTCGCTTAAGGCGCGGCCTGAGAGTGCAGCGCCTCAAGCGAATCTGAAACCGAAACGAAAGGACCTCCGATGGCCGCCAACGAAAAACCCGCTGAAACATCCTACCTTGTGCTCGCAAACTTTTTTCACAACAGCAAGCTGCTGGTGAGGGGCCAGATCGTGCCGCTCAGCGCGAAAGATGCCGCTCCGCACCTTGCCGCCGAGCTTCTCAAGCTGGTCAAGTAACTGACCACTGACCACTGACCACTGACAACTGGTGCCGATGGCCTACGCAACACAATCCGACCTGGTCCCCCTTCGCATGACGGTGAAGGACCTGACCGAGATGACCGACGACGACAACACCGGGGAGATCAACGCGGCGGTTGTCTTGGCGGCGCTGGAGGAAGCCTCGGGGCGCGTGGACAGCTACTGCCGGGCGCGCTACCGCACGCCGCTGCAAACCTCTAACGACGTAGTCGGGCTGACGCTGGACATTGCGGTTTACCTGCTCTTCTCGCGGCGCCGCGAAACCAACATGGGCGAGACGGTGAAAGACCGCTTCGACCAGGCCATCGCGTTTTTGAAGGACATCTCCAACGTCAGGGCTTCGCTCGATCAGCCGGTGGGCGAGACGCCTCAAACCTCGCGCGGCGGCCCGGAGATCTCGCGCAAAGACCGCGATCTGCGCTTCAGCGACAGGAATCTGGAAGGTTTTGTATAGCCATGGCAGCCGAAGTGGTCCGCATCGACGACGCCAACCTCAAAGTCTCGCTGGGGAAGTTCCGCGCGTCGCTGGCGCAGAAGGGCCAGTTGATGCAGGAAATCGGCATGTCCATGCTTGTCTCCATCCGGCGCACCTTCCGCGAGGAAGGCTCGCCGGCGCACTCCTGGATGGGGCTCGCGCCGTCCACTATCCGCAGCGATCCGAAGAAATACGGCGCCGGCCACAAGCTGCTCATCGACACAGGCTTGCTCCTGAACTCGATCGGAATCGCGCAGACTTCTCCGGACCAGGTCATGCTCTCGACCAACGTGAAGTATGCGGCCGTGCACCAGTTCGGCTCGCGCGATCGCGGCTCCATTGGCTTCGGCCCGCGCACCAGGGCCATGCAGGAAGCCACGGTCAACGTCAAGGAACACGGGCGCGCGCGGCTCTCCGCCGCTCTCGGCAAGGGACGGCTCGGGAATCGCGTGCGCAATATCGCCGGGCCGCGCAACCCGCTCCTCTCCCACGTCGCCGGCCACGCGCGCCATCAGAACATTCCCGCGCGGCCCTATCTCGTCTTCCGTCCCGAGGATCCAGCCCGTATTCAGAGCCTGGTCAACGGCTACATCCGCCGCGCCGCCGCCGCGGCCGGGCTGGGAGGCGAGCAGTGAGCGGCTCCCCTTCACAGTTCCGCGTGGATTACGTCGAGGCCGCGCTGATCGCGTTGCTCAAATCCGTC